CGCTGGAATTTCATGGGCAAATGGTGCATCATTTAAGGACACAGTGAATTGGATATCGGTTGCAGTGGCAGTCTATGTATTTGTGTATATCATTAAACATCGTATCACCAAATACAAAGGAATGAGACCAATCGTAACGATGCCGATTATTGCTGCAAATACGGGCATACGTGTTCAGTCGGCGGATTTCCCGACGGTTGTTGAAGATAAAGGTGTTGCATTCGCAATTAGTATGTGGATGTATGTGAATAGTTTGAAATACGGTGTCGATAAAGAAAAGGATATCTTCCGAAAGGGGAACTTCCGTATCTATTTGGATAATAAGACGAATGACTTGCATGTGAGTGTTCCAATCTATCCTGTTTCGGACCCGAACGATTCTGCGTCTGGAATAAAATACAATGTGGAACGCATCACATTCGAAGACTTCCCTTTGAACAAATGGGTAAATCTTGTATTGACAGTAGACCATCGAACAGTCGATCTCTGGTTGAACGGACGTCTGTATCGTAGTATTCACTTGAATAACCTCATCTATTTTAATAATGCAGACGACGTGTATTTTATTTCAGATACACAAGCAGTCACTGAAACAGTGAATGGTGTAACGAAGAAAGTAGTGGATGCAACGCGAGGTGGATATGACGGTTATATATCACGAATCCACTATCACGACCATATTTTGTCTCGTGATGAAGTAATGGAAATATTCAATCTTGGACCTTATCCGACGGGTTTTATGGCACAAATCGGCGAACGTATCATGTTGCTATTTACAAAGGACATCAGTTCGACACGCAATGAAACGATTAAATTTTCAGGTTCATCGAAGAATTATGAAAATTCAAGTGAATTCGAAAGAGTAATGTCGGAAGCGAAACGGGCGAACCAATCGGTTCTTCGACTAAGATAGGGAAACCTACGGTTTCCCTTTGACCCTTCCCTTTTTGTGCTACGCATTGTGAATAATAGTATATTGTAAAATCATTCATTGTGAAATACATAATTGTGTTTCACTATCAATGTCGTGTCCTATGAAACATCCAACAACAACCTTACAGCAGAATCAAATGGAATAATCCGACATGAGAATCCAATGGCAAAGGCCGCACCATAATATCCTATGTAACAATCCACCATACTATTTCCAGTAGGGGAGTCGGCCATGCGGCCTCCCGGAATCGCACGTGTGTCTAAATTTAAACCCAATATAATCCACTGGGTTAAAAAAGTGACCCATGTGTATCGCGCCTAACAAGGGTGACTTTTTGGTGAGGAAATGGAGAAATAACAAATTTACTCGTTTTAAGACTTCCCGTTTTAAAAAAATTTCAAAAAAGTGAGCTGTCACTCGTGGAACGAGTCCTCGCTTTGCGAGGCAAGTGTCACTTTTAGTAGTTTCAACTTGTTTCAATTTTCCAAATCCCCATTATCCATTTCCGTTCGGCCGTAACATGTGTGATTTATATGAAAGATTGTGTAACAAAGGGAAAGGTGTTAGGAAAACCGTAGGTTTTCTTATGCGTAGCACAGAAGGAAGGGGCGAGGGGAAACCTTGGTTTCCCCAAATTTGATAAATATTCGACACACTGACACACCACAACTAATATACCGCGATATCCATCTGAATGATTCATACGATATAGAATAAAAATGATTAAAACTTCGACCACCCGAACAATTCCCGAACATTCCAATACAGATATACAACGACAACTATGCGACGACATCGTTCATATCACCGATGACTACATCGACCACCACCCATCGTCGCAACCACCGAATCTCGACGAACTTACTGAATATACTGTCAATATGTTGAACACTATCGGGATATACAAGTCAGACTATATCTACGCGGAATATATACGACAACTCGTCGCAGAACATCTGATTGACTGGTATGGTCATCACTATCACTATTTCGAAGATAAAGACCATTCACAACTTGTTAAAAAACTTTTACAAATTCCACAACCAGTCCAACGTAGTGAAGAATGGCATGCTCTACGCATCAACAGTGTCGGGGCAAGTGAATCCTCTGCAATCTTCGATGCGAATCCCTATGAAACATACAACGGTCTCCTTATTAAAAAATGCGGTCACCAAGTCCCCTTCTTCGCGAAATATGCCCAACATGGTGTCATGTTAGAACCGGTCGTTCAGGAATTATACGCATTACGTAATAAGTGCGAATTGTTGGAGTTCGGTAGTCTGACCCATCCCAAGTATCCCTTTATCAGTGCTTCGCCAGATGGTATCACCAACATCGGTGTCATGGTCGAAATCAAAGTCCCACCGAAACGCGAAATCACTGGTATCCCACCACGTTATTATTGGTATCAGATGCAACAACAGATGCAAGTATGTGACTTATATCATGTCGATTTCATTGAGTGTCAAATAGGCGAATATAACACATGGTCCGAGTTCATCGAAGAATTCGACGGCACCGGAAACTCGGGTATTTTACTAGAATATCTCACATTCGATAGTGACGTTACACGATACCGCTATGCACCTGTCGATATGAAGACGGTAGACGATGTAGAACAATGGCGTAGTCGAATGATTGATGATATGGAAAGTAAAAAAGACACCGTCGAAATGTTTGCGTTTCGATACTGGAGACTGAAAACCTATTCGCATTGTGTTGTTTGGCGCGACGACGACTGGTGGAATGCGAACAAGGGTAAATATGAAGAATTCTGGAATAGAGTACTTCACCATCGTGTGCATGGATATGAAGAATTGATACCAAAGAAACGTGTCTATACCAAACGTGACGGGTCGTCGAGTAAATCGAATGAAAAAGATTTCCTGTTCAGGGACGACTAGTCGGACCTAATAGGCATCGTCGTATTCATGGACGACTAGACGACTCGACGATTAAAAAGCGTAAATACATCCAATAAATGATATAAGGTAATTATAGATATAGCATTATAAACTCGCTTTGATTTTTTTGTATGCAAGATTTTCCTGATTACACGGCCGTAAAATTAATAGGTCAAGGTGCATTCGGTTCCGTGTATAAGGCCGTTCCTAAAAACGAACCGTCCAAGACAGTTGCTATTAAAGTCGAACCCTATAATGCAGATTCGCAACTCGAATACGAATTAAAAATATACAAAAAGTTGCAGGATGTTGATGGATTCCCACACATTTACGATTATAGAAGACAGGGCAAAAATCATATGGTTGTAATGGACTATCTCGGTCCCACTCTTGGCGAACTATTTGAATTCTGTGGTAATCGATTCAGTCTTAAGACGACCCTGCTAATTGCCGTTCAGGTCATCTTGCGTATCGAGATGCTACACGAAGCAGGATATGTTCATCGCGATATCAAACCGGATAATTTTCTTGTCGGAACCGGACGTGATAAAAATCGTATTTTCATGATTGACCTCGGACTTGCAAAATCATATATAGACCCCGTGACAAACGAACATGTCACGTATAAGACGAATAGTTGTTTCACGGGAACTTATCGATTCTCATCTGTGCGCAATCATCGCGGTATCGAACAGAGTCGCCGTGACGACCTCGAGTCCATCGGATATATGTTGCTGTTTTTTCTAAAGGGTCGTCTTCCATGGCAAGGATTGACCGGTGCAACTCGCAGTGTCCGGGCGAAACAGATATATGAAATGAAGAAGCGCATACCATTGGACGAACTATGTAGCGATTGTCCGCGTGAATTCTATCTCTATATGAAATACTGTAAGCGTCTCGGATACGATGAGAAACCGAATTATGAGTTGTTGCGACGCCTATTTGTGTCCCTTTATGCACGTAAGAATTTCGACGATTATGTCTATGACTGGACAATTGTTGTGAAAATAAAAAACCAATTGTCCAAAGAGACTCAATTGTCGAGACTTCGAACCATTCATGAAGAAGATAAAGTCCATACGCATACACGTGTGAAATCGCCAAAAGATACGACAACACGTTAAGCAAAAGACCTTTAAACGATGCCCTACATTCTTTTAAAGACCTTCCAATTCATTATACCAATCAATAAACCCGCTCTATAATAGTTATACCATGTATCCGATGGACAAGACAACTCCACCGAATGACTCGAACGACTCGAATGTCCATGGTTCGGACCGTGTATCTGAACAACCAGACATGTCTGTATCGATGATACTCGAAAAAAGTATTGCATCGAATCTCAAACCGATGAACATGCCGATGGCAATGCCTTCTGTGGTATCCTCCACACCCAAATTGTCAATATATAATTATAAGAACGTTGGACAAGTCGGACATGCGCAGGCAAAAGTTCAAAATAGTCCGTTTGCACTATTGTCTTCCGCATCCGCATCATCGTCAAAATCGCCCTCGTCGCCAACCTCCTTGGTTTCATCGGGAATAAACAGGTCATGGGTCGATGACCGCATCATTACACAATGTTACCAATGCCACACCCCATTCACCTTATGGAACCGGAAACACCATTGTCGGTCGTGTGGTCAAGTATTCTGTTACCAATGCAGTCAATATACGATTAAGATACCCCAAGACTACGAATGTCAATACCAACGCGAAAATATATTTGACCTCCGTGTCTATTATCGAAAATGGGTGACGATGTCCGATGAAAGTCGCGTGTGTGCATCATGTCATCGAACAATCCGCGAACATGCGGAACTTGACAAGATGATTGCATTCTTTGAACTCTTACCACTGTCGATTGAGGACTGGTATTCAATACGCATGGTATGTAAAACATGGTACAAAATATCCAAAATCCATCTCATGCGCATTCGTATGGTTCTATATCGTGCAATCCCGTTCGTTCCCAAATATTCGACTGGTACGTCACAACTATCTTCCAGTTCCTCCTATTCGCCTTCATCTGTCCATGCCTATATAAAAGAGAACAACCATTTGCAGATACTCCATGTCAATGCAATGAGTTTCACCGGTCATTCCCATTGGAAGTTACAATTCGCACTTGCGATGCCATGGAATGACCCATTTATTCCAGATTCGACCAAGCAAACGTGGTTGTCGTATATCACCAATACAACACGAATTACATCCTGTCGCAAGATGATGTGTCGGCGCAATTGTCGGACGACATTTACGAACGAGGATATCTTTTTTATCTTCCACTCGAAAATCACATATTACCCACTCATGCGCTACCTGATTCAACAATGGACGGACCAGATGAATACAACCGAGTTCATGTGCTATTTACCGTCGATTCTCATGAACATGCTCTTCTATAGTCAATTCGAAGACATACGAAATGATATGGAAGTATTCCTTCTTCGTCGTGCAATCATGTCCGACGAAATATCCCATTATCTCTTTTGGATTCTGACACAGACAATCAATGGTCTGAAGATATGGTACGTCGGTGCCAATCAATGGGTGACGTCCCTGCGACAGAAACTCGTCGATATGTTATCTGCCGATAGTTGTCAGACACTTCAATATGGATACGACTTTACACACAATCTCATTCAAATCGTCATGTCTTATCCGAATAACCGCATTCATGCGATTCGCGACTTTCTACACCAACATGCGCATACACCGGATAATATCGCATTTACTCTACCGGTGAATATACATCGAACCATACGTCGCATCGACATTGACCGGATTCATATACTCGAATCAAAGACGGAACCCATCGTGATTCCATGTATCTGCGATACGTCCGACAATTACACCATTCTTCTAAAAAAAGAGGACGTGCGACGTGAGGAAATGATGATGCGCATGTTGCGCCTTTTCGATTACTATTTGAAAACCGAGGAAGGTCTCGACCTTTATATACGCACCTATCCTATTTTACCGATTTCGAATCAGTATGGATATATCGAGTTCATTCCGAAATCCCATA